TTTTACAGTGACGAAGATTGTAGCCGTGGTGATGGCAGTTACCGCAAAGCGACTGTCTTTGTTGAGCCTGATGGTAGCTATACTGTGTACATGATGCAGGATGGTGCTATCATTGAGGAACGTAACATACAAGGACACAGTGAGGTGTATGCCGAAAACTGTGCAGAGAACTGGGTATTGGGAGTAATACGATGAACTGCTGGCACTGTAACACCCAACTAATATGGGGCAGTGACCATGATGCAGAAGCGTATGGGTGTGAAGATACCTATGCAATGGTGACTAACTTGCACTGCCCTGACTGTGGCTGTGATGTATATGTATACTTACCAAAGGAGAATGACGATGCACGAGGAACTACCACTTGACCATGAACCTAGCCTAAACCATTGGGCTAAGTGTATTGCTGATGATGATATAGCTACTGGCTATCATGCCAATTGGGATTATGCCTATGAACAGGCGTGGCATTGGCTTGATACTGAGTATAATTACAACTTTGATGAGGATGATTGCAGATGAATAGATATTATGTAGAATGGAAAGTAGATGGTAGTGAAACTTTTACAACTTATATTTACATTAAAGCATATAGTGTAGAGCAAATACGAGACATGCTTAATGAATATGACATAGTCGCAATAGATATAACAGATTAGGAGACACACATGAACAGATTTATCATTGAAGATAACCCCGATGCCATAGCACGGTCACTGTGTGATCAGCATATTGTCAAGATGCCATTGGAAGAAGCGCAGATGCTATGCACTAGCGTATGGCATCATGCCCCTGACTATGCAGAATCCTGTGGCTTATACAAGCCTGTGCATCAGAAGCATCCTTGCACCTTGTGGGCAATGGAGACACAGGCTAACTACAAGTATGCCTTCAAGCTGTATGACGCTATGCTGCGTGACTATAGCTGGCGGTATGGTAAGGTGCATGGCTCAAGCAAACATTGGGGTTCCCTTTGGAACGGCAGACACCTGATACCCGCTGGCGATATTACACCACACCCACAGTGTTTCAGTGGACACGATGACTGCAAGACAAATGAGGAGTGGCCTATCATGGCGTACCGTGCGTTCTACAAGGTTGACAAGACTGCCTTTGCACGGTATAACAAGGGAAGGAGTATGCCGGAATGGATGCAGTAGTATTTATATTTGTAGTGTTACCACTACTAGCTTTATTGTAAAGGAGATGATACATGGCTAAGAAACTAGAGAACATGACACAAGATGAACGTATTGCCCATTGGGAGAAAGTGCGTGAAAAGGATAAACAACTACGGCAAAATGCTGTGAATGGGTTGCAGCCTATGCAACAAGCGGCTTTGTATAGTATAGACAGCAAGTTAGATACCTTCCTTGAGACAGCACTTTACCCAGAAATGGGTGGCATACGTGCTGTGTCAGCGTTTGACTTACAAGAGTTGAGTGACGCATGGGAAACTTTACGACACCAATTCAACCTGAAAGGAGAATAGATATGCCATTAGAATACATCCCTGAGAACCTCGACTTTGATGTAACCTTTGAGCCTACTCGTGTAGCTGACAAGAAGTATGTCATTGATGGCAACACTGGCGAACCTATTGCTATCGTAGGCAAGGACTTCACCTGTGCATCACATGGTGATTTCTTCCGTGACGTTATGTCAACTGTGACAGACAACCTGACTGATGAGCAGACAGACGGTGCGTCTATTGTGTGGCGTGATGCTCACCGCAATGGCTGGGCTATGATGGACATGACCCTGCCTAACATGAAGCATACCATCGTGACACCAAAGCATGAGACTGAGATTGCACAACGCATCATCGCACTGCATGGTGTGGATGGGACGTGTTCAAATACTGTGTTGTTTGGTGCTATCGACTTCTTCTGCACCAACGGTATGATTCGTGGTGAGCATGACAAGGTACGCCGTAAGAACACTAGCGGCTTCAGCCTTGACCGATTCATCACACAGTTGGGCAAGTCAAATGATGACTTCACTAACTACCATCAGCAAATGCAACGCTGGGCGAACACCCCTGTGCTTGTGAGCAATGTCAAAGCTATGCTTGAATCACTGCTCAAGTCTGACCGTACAGCAGACAAGATGCTTACCTTGTACAACCAAGAAGCTGGTGTGCGTGGTGAGAATGCATGGGCATTGTACTCTGCCTTCACCAACTATGCCAGCTATGCTGATGAGCGTAATGGCTTCAAGCTGCGTAACACTGGCGGTGATACCAACGCTGTTAACATGTTCAAGCGTGAGCATGAAGTGTCACAGTGGATTGAAAGCAAGCAGTTCAAGGAGTTGATTGCAGCATGAACACTGTAAAACATCTTGTGGATAAGTACTATAATTCCAATGATTTCAAGATGTTACGAAGCAGAACTAAGAAAGATTATAAATACTTTCTTGGCATCATGCTAGATGATTTTGGCTCTGTGAAATTTTGTGAACTCACAAGTAAGCAAGCCAAACATGCATACGAAGGCTGGGTTGAGCGAGGCATTAGCCTTGCCAACCACGTCTGTACTGTGTCATCTATTCTGTTTCGTTACGCTATTGACATGGAGTATGCTACAGTCAATCCCTTTGCCAACGTCAGGCGCAAGACACCACCACAACGCAAGGTTGTGTGGACAGAGGATGATGTGCGTCAATTCCTTGACACTGCCTATGGTGAGTTTCAGTGGCGTAGCATTGGCCTGATTGTACACATGGCATACGAGTGGTGCCAGCGTCTAGGTGACATGCGTCTGCTGACGTGGGATAACATAGACTTGGAAGAACACAAGCTATATCTTGAGCAGTCTAAGCGTAGGGCAGAGGTGACTTTGCCTATCGAAGATGACTTGCTTGAGATGCTGACACAACAGGAGCAGGACTTTGGCTTTCAACAGTACGTTGTTCCCCGCACAACGCCCGTACAGGGCGAGTACCACCCGTACAGCATGGAACGTCTGTCCAAAGCTGGAAGGGCTGTCATGCGTGAAGCTGGGCTGTCTGAGGAACTACGCCTGATGGACTTGCGTCGTACTGGTACAACACAAATGGTAGAGGCAGGTGTACCTATGGGACAAATCATGTCGGTTACAGGACACAGTAATCCACAGTCAGTAAAACCGTACATGAAAAATACATATGCCAGTGCAAATAGTGCCTTGACAGCACGTAAGTCACATGGTAAAAGCACTTAACTGCCGCAACGAAAGTGAGTATATAATGAATAATATATATAACATTATAAGTGATATAGATGTACCCAATGGACAGACTAAACGTATGAACTGTCCTAATTGTGGTGGGTACAAGACCTTCACTGTTACTAACAACATGGGTAGCCTTGTGTGGAATTGTTACAAGGCATCTTGTAATGTAAGTGGCGGCAACCGTGTACATCTCACAGTGGATGACATACGGTCAGGCATGGGTAACGTAGCTGAGTTTGCTGATGAGACATTTGATATGCCATCGTATATCATACCGCATAGAAACAAGCGTACTGTGCTTGCCTTCTGTTACCAGTACAAGCTAGACCCAGATGACTTGGGTGTGATGTATGATGTGAAGGATGACAGGATTGTATTTCCTGTAGTGCATGACGGTGTGACCGTTGATGCTACAGGCCGTGCCATTGGTAAGCGATTACCTAAATGGAAACGATATGGAAAAAGTGGCTTGCCTTACACCGTTGGGTGTGGTAAAGTCGCAGTTGTTGTTGAGGACTGTGTGAGTGCAGCCGTGGTTGGTGGCAAATCCTTTGTCGGGGTTGCGATACTTGGTACATCTCTACAAGAGTCGCATAAAGGGTATCTCGCACAGTTCTCAACAGCCGTAATTGCATTAGACCCCGATGCACTACCCAAGACTTTGCAGATGGCAAAGGAACTACGTGGTCACGTAAACGATGTTCGTGTACTACGCTTGAATGACGATTTGAAATATCGTAACCCGACAGATATGGAGAACTTATATGGAATTATCAATCATTAGAAGCCTAATGGATAAGTCATTCTATGATGACCATCGTGGTAGCAAATGCCCACCACGCTTGTTCAGCAAGGATGCACGTAAGATTAAAGAGGCTATCGACACAGCTATGGATAGGTATGAGCGTACTGTCACACCCGATGAGGTTGAGGCATTGTTCATGGCTAACAATCCTACACTGACTACAGCACAGAAGCAGGGCTACTCATCTATGTTCTCTTCTATCAAGCGTGAGCAGCCAATGGGTAGTGACATAGCACAAGAGGTGCTGTCTAAACTATTCCAGCAGGTTGTTGGCGAGGACGTTGCTAACATAGGCTTCGACATGGTGAATGGTGACAGTGCCACACTTGAGAAGCTACGCAACTTACTTGAGCGTTACGGTGATGACTTCATTCCTAACCTCAACATTGAGTGGGATGACATCACGATTGAAACCCTCATGGCAAAGGCTGAGTTGGAAGCCAAGTGGTCTTTCAACATACCATCAGTCACTCGTAAGGTGGAAGGTGTGTCTGGTGGTCAGCTTATAGAAGTGGGTGCCAGACCCAACACAGGCAAGACATCCTTCCACGCCAGCTTGATTGCTGCACCGGGTGGGTTTGCACATCAGGGTGCCAAGTGTATCATCTTGTGTAACGAGGAGCCTACTCACCGTGTCGGTGCAAGGTACTTGACTGCTGCTGCTGGCATGACTGCACGTGAGGTGCGTGACAACATAGGCAAGGCCAAGGCACTGTATGAGCCTGTGATGAATAACATCAGGATTAAAGATGCAGGTGGTCGTGACATGGCATGGGTTGAATCAGTCTGCAAGGCTAACAACCCCGACATCCTTGTGCTTGACATGGGTGACAAGTTCGGTGTGGCAGGTAACTATGCCAGACCCGATGAGGCACTCAAGGCTTGTGCTATCTATGCACGGCAGATTGCCAAGACATACGACTGTGCTGTATTCTATATGTCACAGTTATCTGCAGAGGCAGAGGGTAGGTCACAGCTTAATCAGTCTAAGATGGAAGGCTCACGTACAGGCAAGGCTGCGGAAGCTGACTTGATGATACTGATTGGCAAGTCGCCTAGTGTGGAAGGCCAAGAGGAAGACAGCCCATTGCGTCACATCAACATCGTGAAGAACAAGCTGAATGGCTGGCACGGTATGGTGAACGTAGAACTTAACTATCAGACTGCGAGGTACGAAGGATGAGGAAACAGTTTAGTGAAACCTTGCACGGCAAGCATGACAAACCTGCTCGTGTTCGTACTATGGAGTACATGCAGATACGAGGCTACGAGATATGGGAGAACCCTAATACATATGGACAGGACTTGATTGCGGAAGGCAGCAAGGGTAAGTTCTATGTGGAGTGCGAAGTCAAGACAGTATGGAGTGGCTCAGTGTTTCCGTATGATACACTACAGCTACCTGAACGTAAGTCTAAGTTCTTTGACAAGCCTACCCTGTTCTTTGTATGGAATAAGGAACTGTCTGATGCACTTATGTTTAAGTCGGAAGACATTAAAGACTTGACACCAGTAGAGGTATCTAATAAATATATAGCTTCTGGCGAGATGTTCTACCAGATTCCATTAACCCTGACAGGAAGAGTAAGGATGAGCAAATATGAAACTAACACTTGATGTAGAGAACACGACTACCAAACGTGATGGTAAGCTACACCTTGACCCCTTTGAGCCAGAGAACTCATTGACTATGGTAGGTATGCTAGACGATACAGGTCGTGAACATCTTATATACTTTGACCATAATGACATAGAGCCTACACCATATGGTCATGGTGTCGTTCAGAACGAACTGGACAAGGCTACGGTGCTTATCTGTCACAATGCTGCACACGACTTGTTGTGGCTGTGGGAGTCAGGCTTCAAGTATGATGGGCCTGTGTTCGATACAATGCTGGCTGAGTATGTGTTGCAGCGTGGTATCAAAGAGCCGCTGTCTCTTGAGGCTTGTGCAGAACGCTATGAGTTGGACACGAAGAAGCAAGATACATTGAAGGAATACTTCAAGCAGGGCTACAGTACTCGTGACATACCACATGATGAGTTGTCGGAGTATCTGTCTGCTGACCTTCATGCTACGCAGCAACTTGCTGATAAGCTGATGTATCGTTTGAATACACCAGCAGACAGTGGCCTACGTGGTACAGTAGACCTGACTAATCAGGTAGCTGTATGCCTGTCACGTATCTACCAGCGTGGCTTTGCTGTTGACCTATCCAAGTTGGATGAGGTGCGTGAGGAGTTTGAGAATGAGAAGCGGCAACTGACGGATGACCTACAGGCTCATGTACGTAAGCTGATGGGTGACACACCTATCAACCTCAACAGCCCAGAGCAATTGTCTTGGGTTATCTACAGTCGTAAGGTTATTGACAAGCCGTATTGGGGCAACGCTATTGACCCATACATGGATGATGCCGACTTCCGCAGCTTGATTGCTGGCGGCACAGAGAAGATATACAAGACCAATGCAAAGCAGTGTAGTGACTGCAATGGCACTGGACAGATACGAAAGGTCAAGAAAGATGGAACACCATTTGCTAGAACTAATAAATGTACACGCTGTGATGGGGCTGGTTATCTTCTTATACCTGATGTGGAATTGGCGGGGCTAAAGTTCAAGCCGCCTTCAGCTAAATGGGCAAGTGCCAATGGCTTTAGTACCAGTAAGCAGAACCTAGAGTTACTAGAGTCTGCTGCCAAGCAGCGTGGCATGGATGACGCTGTTGACTTCCTATACAAAGTGCGTAGGCTCAGTGCAGTAGACACGTACCTATCGTCCTTTGTTGAGGGTATCAGTACATACACAAAGCAAGACGGTAAGCTGCATGTACGTTTGTTACAGCATCGTACAGCTACTGGTCGCTTCTCTGGTGCTGACCCCAATATGCAGAACATGCCACGTGGCGGCACGTTTCCTGTGAAGAAAGTATTTGTGTCACGATTTGCTGGTGGCAAGGTAATGGAAGCTGACTTCGCACAGTTGGAGTTCCGTGCTGCAGCCTACCTATCACAAGATGAGGTTGCTATTGAAGAAGTATCTACTGGATTTGATGTACACTCATACACCGCTAAAGTTATTACCGATGCTGGTCAGCCTACGAATAGACAGGATGCGAAAGCGCACACCTTTGCACCGTTATATGGCGCAACGGGTTACGGTAGAACCAAGGCAGAAGCAGAGTACTATACCCACTTCACAGACAAGTACCAAGGGGTTGCCGCTTGGCATTCCCGACTGGCTAAAGAGGCTGTGAACACAAGAAAGATTACCACGCCCAGTGGTCGTGAGTTTGCGTTCCCTGATGTGGTACGTAAGCACACTGGACGTGTCTCACACTTTACACAGATTAAGAACTACCCTGTGCAATCGTTTGCTACAGCAGACATAGTGCCTATCGCATTATTGCACATTGATAGCTTGCTCAAGGGTATGCAATCATGTATAGTGAACTCAGTGCATGACAGTATTGTTATTGACATACATCCTGACGAAGAAGCGCAGGTAATCAATGTCATACAACAGACTAATGATGCACTACCTTATCTCATCACCCAACGCTGGGGTGTTGAGTTCAATGTGCCTTTATTATTAGAGGCAAAAATAGGCCCGAATTGGCTTGACGTGAAGGACGTAATCTGATATAACTATGCATCTTACAACTGAAAAGGAGTTAATAAACATGAACGATATTACAACGATTGATACTAATAACTACGCTGAAATGGCAAAGGCTATGGGTCTTGCTAACGAGGCACCTGCACAGAAGAAACAGGGTATGTTCCTTGCTCGTCTGCGCATCAACCACACACCTATCCTTGGTTCGGATACCATCAAGGTTAAGGGTGGTACATACAAGCTAGAGATTCCTGATGGCCCTACATACTACGCAGAGTCAGCAGTAATGCGTCCATTCCTACAACGCTTCATGTACAAGAAGTTTGTGATGGGCAATGGCGGCACACCTAATCGTTACGTCAAGACTGTTATGGCTGATACGCTTAACATGGACTTGAAAGATAACGATGGCGGCTTCAATTGTGGTAAGCCTTCTGGTTGGATTGAAGACTTCAAGTCCCTGCCAGATGCTACTAAGGAACTCATCCGTTCCATCAAGCGTGTACGTGTAGTGCTTGGTACAGTTGAGTTGGTTAATCCAAAGGATGCAGATGGTAATCCTGTAGACCTAGAAGCTACACCATTCATCTGGGAAGTAGAGAATCGTGATGCCTTCAAGACTATTGGTGGTGTGTTTACACAGCTTGCCAAGATGAAGCGTCTTCCTGTGCAGCACAATGTTACGTTGAATACTGAAGAGCGTAAGCTGCCTAATGGTAATAGCTTCTACTTGCCTAATACATCCTTGGACATCACTAACACAGTGGAACTCACGCAGGATGACCAGACAAAGTTTGCTGACTTCATGTCGTGGGTTACTAACTACAACGAGTACATCATCAATACTTACGCAGAGAAAGCGTCAAGCAAAAACGATATGGACTTGGATGAAGTAGACATTGACGGTGTGGTTGATGTCGAGTTTGAAGAAGAGGTAGCATAATGAACCATCCTGCTGAACTGGCACTGCATCAGTATCTTGAGAACGCTGTAACAGGCAAATCAAGTATGTCACAACAAACAATCAAACAGATTGGCTATGATGTGATGGCTGCTGCAGCACGTCAGTTCGGTGGGGGTAACAAGCGTGACAAGTTCGGTCTACGTATGTCAAACGTAGGTAGGCCAACTTGCCAACTCTGGTACGATAAGAACAAGCCAGAGGTAGCGTTACCCTTTCCGACAACATTCGTAATGAACATGATGATTGGTGACATTGTTGAAGCAGTGTTCAAAGGCATCCTTAAAGAAGCAGGAGTTAAGTATGAAGACACCGATAAAGTTTCTCTTGACCTTGGTGACGATAGCGTTTCTGGTTCTTATGACCTCATCCTTGATGGTGCAGTTGATGATATTAAATCAGCTTCAGACTGGTCATATAGAAACAAGTTTGAATCCTATGACACTCTTGCCAGCGGTGATGGCTTCGGGTATGTGGCTCAGTTAGCTGGTTATG